CATCATTTTTAAAATTTTATAGTCAGTAAAATAGAATAACGATATAAAATAAGGAAACATTATTGATATTACCAATAATATTTATTTATAAAGGTCAAAAAAGTTAAATAAATAGTGTTTCCAGGGGTATTTCTATTTTATTTACTTTTCTAGTCGTTCGCTAAAGGCGAAGCGATAGCAAAAGTAAATAAAAATAAAACAAGAATATACATTTACCCGAATTTCTTTTCCACAATGCCTAAAATTTAACATTTCAAGGCATTTTGAGTAGTAAAAAACGTCATTTTGAGTAGCAAAATAGCACCAGGCAACAAAAAATTTGTTTATTTAGTTATTTGCCGTAATTTTATGGCAATTACAATTTATGGGTAAAAATTGGTGGATTATACCAGCTACAATAGTTGGGTACATAGTTTACAAAAAATATGTTTTATCAAAAACATTTTCAGTTTTTTTTAAGACAATAGATTTTAGTACTATGTCATTTGTAAACCCTACATTAAATTTAGTAGTGCAAGTAAATAACCCTACTGATATTACGGCTGAAATACAAAATATTCGTGGAGATTTATATATTAGCAATGTTAAAATTGGATATGTTATAGGCATTACGCCTACAACATTACGCACTGGTAGTGCAATTTTAAACATACCGGTTACTTTATCTTATCCTGGTGTAGCGGAATTAATAAAAAACTTTAATACTGGTGGTATTCATTTAGTATTTAATGGCGATATAATGATTGATTTAATTACATTACCATTAAATTTTGAATACAATTTATGATAAGTAAAAATGCGGTGTTACAAAAACTAGCACCATTTACAAATTTTAAAAAGGTATTAATAGACGACCAAAACACTAGCGACATTGTTCAAGGCATTTTAGATAATCACGATAATTATCAAAATGAATATGATAAGATTAGCGAAATGTTTATAGGGGATAATGAAGTAGAAACGGCAAAAAATGTTTTTGATTTTTTAAAACAAAATGTACCATACTACATTGAACCTATTGAAAAACAAACATTGCGTTCCCCCAGCGCAATAGTTTGTATGAAGCAAGGAGCAGATTGCAAAAGTTATGCTAGTTTTATAAACGGCATAATGAGTAGCTTAAATAGAAAAGGAATTTTTAGGGTACCAATGGCGTATAGGTTTGCATCTTATAGATATGATACAAAAGAACCGCAACACGTTTTTGCAGTATTATATCCAGGAACAAAAAATGAAGTTTGGGTAGATCCCGTACTTGCCAAGTTTGACCAAAGAAAAGAACCAGTATTTATAAAAGATAAAAAAATAAAAATGGCACTAATTGCAATGTCGGGAACGGCAACACAACCAGCAGCATCATTACAAGAAATGGAAAGGTATAGGGATAAATTAGTTAATATGCGTGATAAATATCTAAATTCTGGCGTATTAACTTACGGCAGCAGCAAAGAATTAGAATTTAAAGTTGCTATTAATAAAGTTACCAGGGCAATCCAGGACGCAAGTATTACTGGTATTGGTGGAATATCTAATGAAATAGGCGCAATAGATTGGAATAATTTATTTGGAAAATTAGTTGATACGGCTGGTAAGTTTGCACCACAACCAGGACAAGGAAATAATTATGGTTATCAAGGGCCGACATTACCACAATATCAACAACAAACGCCTAGTGCTGGAATTAGTACAAATACTTTATTGTTACTTGGTGGTGGTGGACTTATTTTATATTTTATTTTAAAGAAAAAATAAAAATGCCAGTAATATTACCACCAGTTGACCCAATTAGCATAGGTATTGATGTCGTTATGGCTGCTATTCCTTTTATTATGAACGCTATTAATAAAGGAAAACCAAATCCAAACGATTGGCAAGGGTGGGTAGCATTAGATAATAAAAATGGGCAACCGATTGGTACAAGTGCAATAACCTGGATAATAAAGGACGGACAAAGCATACAAAATGAAGCGTTAAATATTTTGCAGTATATAAGGAATTATGGTACCCAAGATGTTTTAACATATAATAGTTACTATAATAGAACAATAACGGCAGAAGATTTAGCAAATAAATTGCGTAGAGGTGGATATGTAAATGAAGCAAATCAACTAATACAACAAGTTCAAGCACCAGCACCAGTACAAGCAGCAAGTAATATTTTAAGTAATCTTACTAAAAGCACTAGCAGTTTATTACTTTATATAGGAATTGGACTAGGACTATTTTTATTACTAAAAAAGAAAAAATAATGACCGAAGCACAAAAAATAGCAAAAGTTAAATTTAAACAAGCCATTGCATATAGGCAAAAAACTGGTGTTTCTTTAAAAGAAGCATTTGCGCATATATACGGAAAGAAAAAAACAAGTGCAGTTAAAAAAAGATTAGGAGCATTACCAGTTGGATTTAAAGGTAGTATATATGATATTCCGTTTAAAATAGTTAATCAATATGATATTTACAATGATGTAAGTGCAATAATGGAAGATACTAATAATGGAAATAGAATTGTTGCATTTGACGGAAAAGGAATTGCAAAAGATAAAGCAGAAGCTATTGTAAGTTATATAAGTAAGATTACAAATGTATTATCTTATAAAAATGATAAAGAATTATATAGCAGAATGTTAAAATTTGCTACTAATATGCAAAAGGAAGTAAAAGATTTTAATTCTGGTAAAAAGAAAACTATAAAAAAAGAACCAATAAAAATACTAGCACCCAAAAATATAGTTACTACTAAAAAAAGATTGCCTAGTGTAATTAAATTAATTAATAAAACTATTGACAAAGTGTATAAAAAAAGTAAAGCTAAAAAGTCTGCACCTAAAAAGAAAGCAGCAAAAAAAGTAGTTCGTAAAGTAGTCAAGAAAAAAGTAGCAAAGAAAAAATTAACTAGCCGAGATTATGATAAAAGATACCAAGCTATGCGTCCAGGTAAAAGGGTAGCATACGAAACTGGTAACGTTTATTATGAAAGCCGACCTAATCGTAGTGATAAAGGCAAGTTATTAGGAATAGAAGGTAATTTAAGTATGAGTTTAATAAAAAGACTTGAAGATATAAATAAAGAAATTGAAAAAAGGCAAGATGTTATTGCAAATGTTATACAAAATAAAACATACTTTGTAAATAAAAATGGAAAATCCTGGTACCCTAAATTTATGAAATTAGCTAAAAGTCATATAGCAGAATTAAAAAAACATAAAATAGAAATTAAAAAATTAGTTTAATAACAATTTTCACAATAATTAAAAATCAAACAAAATGGCAAGAAGAAAAAGAGCAACTAAAAGACGCACTAGCAGACGCAGAATGTCTGGTGTAGGTGCAATGGGTAGTCAAGTTACTAGCGCAATTTATACTATCGCTGGAGCAGTAGCGGCAGGTGCAGTAGCTAAATTTTTACCAAGTACTATGAACGACAAATTAAAAGCAGCCGTTCCAGTAGTGGTAGGTATTATGTTACCAAAGTATTTAAAAGGTAATATCGGTGCTGGTGTTGGTGCTGGTATGGTAGCAGCTGGTGGTCTTAAATTAGTACAATCATTCGGTATCCTTAATGGTATCGGTGCTTATGCTGGTTATCAAGTTCCGCAAGTAGCTGGTAGTTATAACAATGCTGGATTAGTTGATAGCAGCTATATGACGCCGTCAATAGCTGGTATGGACGAAGAAGGTTGTTAATCTAACTTTTTACACATTTAATAATAAATAAAATTAAAATACAATGGCAAGTCAAATGGGTCAAAGAATGATTTTTGAAAATGCAAAATCATTAGTTCGTGGTTTAGGATATAGCGTTGACCAAGCGGTTTTAACGCAATCATATTTACGCAGTGAAGTAGCTTTATCTACTTCTATTGCAAATTATCATTTGCCAGTATTGGTTAATGATACCCAAAATGGAGCAGTTCGTGTTAACGAAAAGCGTTTGAATTTACAAGATATTTTTGTGGCAAGTGAAATTGCAGTATTAATTGGAGTTGGTACTGGAACTTCTACAAAAGCACAATTATATACTTATCCAAATTCAACAATTTTTACTTCTACAAGTGATGATGATTTATGGAGTATTTACAATGGTTTTTTAAATTTGACAGTGAATAATGCGCAAGTATTACCAGCTTGGGACGTATATCGTCATTACTTCGTTCCACAAACACAAGGTGGTGTAGGTATTACGGCACAAACAATTTTTCCTGTGGATCAAAATAATGCCAGTGATGATGCGTTTTATCCAGTAGAACCAGGTATTGTAATGAATGGAGCCGCAAATATTAATTTCCAATTAACGGCGAATGGCGCACCAGCTACTATTTTAACTAATAGTTTCATTTGCGTAATTCAACGAGGCATTCTTTTACAAAATGTCACAACGGTTAAGTAATTGATTAATAATTAGTTATAGTAACGATATACTTTGGCGAAGTTAAACGCTACTGCCAGCGGTCAGTACATACCGCTATTTTTTAAATTTTTAAAAATAAAGATATGCGTATTAAAAGATACCAAGCCGTTGAGATTAATGTCCCTAGCGGTAGTACTTTGACTTTTTTTAGCTTTACTGACCAGCCACAATTACGCAATGCTAAAATACAAGGTATTCAAGTATATACGCCTACTGCAATTACAAAAACGCCATTAAGCGGAGCAACGCCAGTAACATTGGCTGACCTTAAGCAATCGTTTTTAACTTTGTATCAAGGCGATTTACAAATCATATATAGGTTACCATTGTTAGCATTTAACAATATCCAGGATTTAACAAGTCCAAGCGTTTGGGAATTACCCGAAATGAATGATATTGATATTAGTTGGACAAAATCTAGCGTAACTACTGCGGCTGCATTAGGAACAACTGGAGTAACATATAGTTTCGGAATTTATTATTATTTATAATATAGTTTATTATGGCAGCTGTTCAAAAAGCGCAAACAACTGGAACTAACGGAGTAATGGATTGGTTTGACAGAAATGCAACCAGTCCTTACTATTCCGTTTGTGAAATTATTAGCGGTACAAAAAGAGATTTATTATTTTCTTGCAACGAAGATAGTATTGATAATGCTAGGCGTATATTAGAAGAAAATATTGCAGCGTTTGAGCAAAACGGAGTTAATACTTTGTATGCTTTAATCTTACACCCTAAAAAGGATAAGACTGGATATATTACTGCAAGTACACCTAGCCACGCTATGTTAAAATTTAGACCAGCAGAATTAGAGCAACCAATATACGGCGTAGGTGCTTATACTGGTGGCGGTAGCGGTGGTAATAGCTATGCTATGGAAAAAATAATGGATAAGTTAAATATGCTTGAAAGCAGATTAGCGGCAGCAGAAGAATTTGACGAAATTGAAGAAAAACCAAAAACTGGTATTGATGCTATGTTAAGCAATCCACAAGTGCAAGAGGCTTTAATTAGTGGTTTACTTGGTATGGTAGGTGGTATGTTTAATGGCGGTAGGCCTATGAGTGGCGTAGCTGGTATTGATAATATAAATGATGAAGCAATTACAATATTGGATAGCTTAATGAAAAAAGGCGTTAGTATAGAACATTTAAAAAAATTAAATGCTATGACTGATAGCAAATTGCAAAATTTATTAATAATGTTATAATGGCTAATATTACGGCAGATAGGGTTATAAATAAAAGTTTATACGCAAAAGGCGTAGTTAATGTATATAATGTACCTGGTGGCGCAGTAGCCAGGGTAATTAATGACGGCGGACTAATTGGTATTGTTTATTCGTATGTTACAAGCAATGGGGAAATCTATTGGCAATTTTATAATACATACGGAGTTCCATATTATGTTAAACACGATAGCAATTTAAGTTTACCAGGGCTAAATGATATATTAGCAAAAATTAAAGATGAAAATATAAATAAACAAATAGAGCAGAAAGGCGCGGTTAATTATTACTTACAAAAATATTTACCTTGGATAATTGGCGCAGTAGTGGTAGCGTTTGTATTTCCAGCAGTATATAAAAGTGTAAAAAAGTGAAAAAAGAAAATACTATATTATTGTTATTATTGCTTTTTGGTTTGTATTCATTTACAATACCTAAAAAGTTAAAAGGCAGCGTTGAAGTTGGGCCGCTAGATCCAGGCGAGTATTTACCAGACGATTATAATGTACCAGATTATCAAGATTAAAAAACGAACTATGAAAAATAAAAATTTAATGTTATTGGTGGGTGTTGGACTAGCTTATTATTTTTTTTATAAAATGTATGCAAACAAATCAAATAACAATGTTGTCAAAAATCCAGTAATGCCACCAGTATTGAATGACGCAAGTAAATATACTGATGTAATTGACGTTACAAGTGTACCAAATCAATTTTTAGTTGATAAAGTAAATACGGCAGAAGTAAGTTATCAACCAAGTACTTACCAAACTTACTATGGTAGTATGGCTGGTAATAATTACAAAGTTCCTAGTACTTGTTAACTTTTTTAACCTTTAATAAATAATACAATGGCAAATTTTAATATAAAAGCTGGATATATTGAGTATGATGTAAATTTCATTACTTATGATGCAAATGGTTTTATTACCAGTAATTGCAATAGTATTACATTTATAAATTACGGCAGCAATACGGTTACTATTGAAAGTGTGGTTTTAACACAAAACCAAAGTTTAACAATAGACGGCAATGCTGGTGAAATTATGCACAAGCAATTTTTAGCAACCTTTACTGGTGCTGGAACCAATAACCTAGTTACAATTAAGAAAAACTATTTATAGTGGGTAATATTTCAGTTGATTATGATGTCCTTAATCAAAAGGGTAGTCCCGCGTGGTATAGCGATTTATTCGCTAATATACCAACGCCAGGCTATAAAGGTCGTATGTTCATATCTACTGATACATTTGCATTTTATCGTGATAATGGCGTAGGGTGGGATTTAGTCGGCGGCCCAGGTACGGGAACAATTACTGGTGCTGGTGTAAGCGGACAATTAACATATTTTATTGGTACTGATGTTATAAGTGGTAATAACAATTTATTTTATGATATTACTAATGGTAGGTTAGGTATTAATACTACAACGCCTGGTAGCCCATTGGATATTCATAGTACTGGAACGGCTGCGCAATTTAATGGAACTGGAGTAAATAATGCTTTTGTACTTTTTCAAAATGCTGGTACTTCTAAATGGCGTATAGGAAACTTATATAATAGTGGTGCAAATGATTATCAAATATATGATGTCCTAAATGCTACGGCAAGATTAACCATAAAAAATACGGGTGCAACTACCTTAACGGGTACTTTTACCGCAACAAGTCTAATAAAAAGTGGTGGCACAAGCTCACAAATTTTATTAGCAGACGGAACAACAACGCCAACCAGTACTTTTGGTGCTGGTAGCGTTACAAATGTTTCCGCATTAACGCTAGGAACTAGCGGAGTAGATTTAAGTAGTAGTGTAGCAAATAGCACTACAACGCCAGTAATAACATTAAACGTGCCAACGGCAAGTGCATTAAATCGCGGTGCATTAAGCAGCGCGGATTGGACTACTTTTAACAATAAACAAGCTACATTAAGTTTAACAACAACTGGAACAAGTGGCGCAGCTACTTTGGTAGGTGCTACATTAAATATTCCTAATTATACAAACGTGGGTACCGTTACAAGCGTAGCGGCATTAACGCTAGGAACTAGTGGTACTGATTTAAGTAGCTCGGTTGCTAATAGTACAAGTACGCCAGTAATAACATTGAACGTACCAACGGCAAGTGCAACTAATCGTGGTGCATTAAGCAGCGCAGATTTTACAACATTTAATAATAAACAAGCTACAATAAGCGTAACGGCGCCAGTAGTATTAACTGGTGCAACGATTAGTATGCCAGCGGCTACAACTAGCGTAAACGGATATTTAACCAGTATTGATTGGAATACATTTAATAATAAAACAAGTAATTTAGGGACAGTTACTGATGTAGTGGCATTAACAATCGGCACAAGTGGTATAGATATTACCAGTACTGCGGTTACAACAACTACAACGCCAATAATTACTTTAAATATACCAACGGCAAGTGCATCAAATCGTGGTGCGTTATCTTCTACTGATTGGACTACATTTAACAATAAACAAGCTACATTAAGTTTAACCACAACGGGAACGTCGGGAGTGGCTACGCTGGTGGCGAATACTTTGAATGTACCTAATTATGGTAGTGGTGCGGTAACTGGAAGCGGTACAACCAACTACCTACCTAAATTTACAGGTGCAAGTACAATAGGGAATAGTTTAGTATTTGATAATGGTACAAGTGTTGTTATTGGCACTAATACACCAGCAACAAATTACATATTAACATTAAGAACTCAATCAGCAGATTATACAAAAGTTTTAGATTGGGGTACGGCAGCTGGTGGAAGTTGGGGAAATATAACAATTAATACTTCTTCTCCATACCAAACAATATTAAATAGTAGCGCTTGGCAGTTTAATATTTCGGGTACACAAAAAATGCTATTAGATTCAACAGGCAATTTAGGTTTAGGTATTACGCCAAGTGCGTGGGCAAGTTTTGTAAAGGCAACACAAATAGGTACAACAACTGCTATTTGGGATTATCTTTCTGTAAATTCATATTTTACAAATAATGTTTTTATTGATAGTACTGGTAATACAAAATATATTACAACTGCACAAGTATCATTATTAGGTTTATATAATGGTGGGTTTGATTTTTCTACTGCTGCTTCTGGAACTGCTGGAACAACGGCAACATTGGTAAATAGAATGACAATAACCAATGCTGGAAATGTTGGTATTGGAATTGCTACTCCAGGCGCAAAATTACAAGTTAAAACAACTACATCAGCTGGTGGAACTGACGCTTTTTATATAGAAAATTCATCAGCAGCTTTATTTGAAGTAAGAGATGACGGGTTGACTTATATGAAAGGAAATGTTGGTATAGGCGTTATGCCAACAACAACAATTTTTCAAGTTCAAGGTTCTATTAATAATAATCTAGCTTTTTTTAATAATACAGCATCTAATGGATATGCTACTGCTAGATTTTTTAATGATACGAGTAAAGAAGCTGTATTTGGTGTAGGTGGAAGTGCATCAGGCAGTCCCTATGCTAATAATGGTTATATATATACTGGTGCTAGTACTGATTTTGTTTTTGCTGTTGCTACAACAGAAAAATATAGAATTACATCAGCTGGTATTAATAATTATACAAGTAGAGGTAATTATCTTGGTGCTACTGATAATGCTTTATTTAGTTTAAATAGTGGTGGCACATTATATACAGTTGGATTTAGTCCTACGGCAACGGCTAGCAGTACAAATACATTAACATTAACAACTGGTACAACTACTTGGATATATACTGGTACTGGAACCGCAACTTGGACATTGCCAAATCCTAGTGGTAATAACCAAATATATTGGATAAAAAACGCTGGTACTGGTATAATAACTTTAAATGCTTTTAGTGGTACTAATATTATTAATAATGCTGCGGCGTCAGTAGGTAGTATAACAATAGCAGTTGGCGCAACGGCAGTAATAGCCCAAGACGGAAACGTAAAATCTTATCAATTACAATAATATGAAAACAATTACCCCACAACCAATTTGGATTGACGGCATATCAAAACTTGCAACTGTTATATTTTCGCAAGTTAATAGCGACAATATGAAAGATAGCGCAACTTTTTATTTTCAATTATATCAGCAAGTGGACGTTAATATAGTTCCATTAGTAAAAGGAACTATTGATATGACTGGTACTGACTATATTACTTATAATAGTTCAAATGACGCTAACGCTTATGCGTGGGAATGGATTGCAACAACTTTAAATGTTACAATTACTGGCGAATATATCCCCCCACCAACGCCAGCTGAATTAGAGCAACAAATAATGTAACTTTTTTTTAACCTTTAAATATAAACAAATGGAAAAGCAGAAAGCCCTAGAATTAATTAAACAAGTAATTGACCAGTCCGTAAAAGGTGGTTTAATGCCTAACGTGGATACTGCGGTAGCCGTAGCCGAGGCATTTCAAACAATCGTGAACGAATTGCAAAAACCAGCATCAGTAGATGCAGAAATCGTTTAGTATGACACACAATGATAATAGTATAGGTGGAAGTATAGCCAGTATAGGTACTTACATATTAAGTATTAACCAAGTTAATTCATATATGACATTAATTTTTGGTTTACTATCTGGTGCCAGTTCTATTTATACTATTATTAATATTTATCAAAGTAAAAAAAAGAAAAATGAAAAATCCTAAAACAACAATTTTTGGTTTATTAGCTGCAATTAGCGGTTATTTTGCTACGGCTGGAACTGGTAAAGTACAAATTATTGCCCAGGCGGTAGCTGGTATTTCTACATTTTTATTAGGTGGAGCAGCAGCAGATAGCAAAAAAGATAATTAAAACACTATGACCAGGGATAAGAAAATATTGACTGGTATAGTTATAACTACAATCGTTTTACTTATGCTACGTAAAAAAATAGCTACGGCTTTAAATAATACGCCTTTTGGTGCAATTAGCGATAGGCTATTTAATGTAATATCAAACTATGAAGGATTTATTGCGGTGCCAGTATGGGACTATATGCAATATTCAGTAGGATATGGAAGCGGTTATAATTGGGACGCAAAGCGACCAGTACAAAAAACTGATATTATTGACAAAGCAACGGCAAAGCGTTGGCTATTGGCAGAAGCACAGGACAAATATGATTTTGTTATGCAAAATGTTAGGGTTCCAGTAACGGATAACCAATTACTAGCTTTAGCTAGTTTTACCTATAATGTAGGGGAAAATGCGTTTGCTGGTAGCACTTTACTTAAATTGCTTAACAATGGTACAAATAAGAACGTTGTAGCGCAGCAATTTGATAGGTGGGTTAATGCTGGGGGTAAAGTAAATAAGGGGTTAGAAGGGCGCAGAAAGGCCGAAAAACAACTATTTTTATCATAAGGTGGTTTTATTGCATAGTTTAGAGTAAAGGTAAGGGACGTTTCTACGTCCCTTTTTTAATATATATACGTTCCTTATACTTTCTAGTAGTTTTTTCGTATAGGTTAATATAGTCGGCATCTATGGATCTAGCGAAATTGATAAAGCTATTAATATTTGAAATATTGCGATATTTTCTAGCTGGTGTATTATCAGCCATAAAAACAATAGCAGAATAGAGGATTTTAGCCATTTTTAAGGGGTTTATCAATAATTGTAAAGTATCTAGTATGTTCCTGGGTAAGTGCTTTAATTTTGCGTTGAATGATTAATGGAGCAACGGCTCGTAATATGGTTATAGGTTTCCACCTGGTAATATCTTGCAAATCTTTTAAACTAACTACTTTGCGTTGTGATATAATAAAATAAATTTTTGTTCTATTGGTCATATTTAGTATTTTCGTAGTGAAAAAAGTTAGAGTAGGCAATCATTTGTCTATTTTATAGTCAGCCAGGAGTTAGCCTAAAAACTAGCTCCTGGTTTTTTTTGACTACAAACTAACCATTAGTATTTTGATATTTTGCTTTGGTCTATTAAGTGTTGAACTATTGTTATAATAACAACGGCACTAGCATATAAGATAGCGCAAGGAAATAATACAAAAATTAAATAAAAGCGTTTTAAGAATGTCATTTTTGAAAGTTTAAAAAGTTAAAGTATTTTATAATTGTTTTGGTGGTCTTTTACTATGTAATTTCTGCTTATCCATATTTTTATTAGATTTTTAGCAAATGCTTTACTGGTGGCAGTACGTTCAATAATTTCGCTAGATATATCAGCGTATGGCATTGGAATAGTTACAATTTGCTGCAATAAACGTTTGCTATCCATTTCATCTAGGTCGGTAGCTTTTTTACCTGGTGTGGCTTTTTCTTGCTCGGTTTCTACTTGCTGAAATACGCCTTGAAAATTCATTAATGTAATTGGTTCAAAATCACTATCGGAACGCATAAAGCGGCTTGATAGTACATAGGTGTTTTTTTCTTTGTCCTTTGTAATATCCAAGGTACTTTGAGCAAAGCGGTCGGACGCGCTACCAATGTGTCCGGTGGTTGCTAAATTGCTTTTACTTTGATGCAATACTGAAATAAGTAAAATATTATGCTGCTTGGTTATTTTTTTTAACCATTTAGTTAATAAGCTACTTTCTTTTTCATCATTATAATTTACTAATAAGTCCAGTAAGCCGTCCACTATTAAAATAGCGCAGTCCTGGTTAAGTTCAAGGTATCGTTCTACCATACGTTTGATTGCTCCGCTACTATCTTCGCGCACTTGGTATGCGTCAAAATAAGGTGGCAGCTCATTTAGTTCGGCAAATCCTTTTATTTTATTAATAGTGCGGTAAAAATCGTAGTCGGAACTTTCCGTATCAATCAAACAAACCTTTCTGCGACCTAGTGGCGTTCGCAATTTCATTGTAAAAATCTCATAAGTATTAAATACGCTACTAATCATAGCGCAAATAAAAGTTGATTTACCAGCTTTAGGAAGTCCACTAAAAATAATAAAATTTTGTAGGCTACCTATATGCTTATCCTGGATTGAAAACACAATATTTTCCTTTGTAGGAATGTAATCGGGGTTGTATTTTCGTTTCTCAAGTAATTCATCAATGTTTATTTTATAGTCATTATTTTCCACATTAATAATTTTGAAGTAAAGCACATATTAAAAAAGCAGTAATTAATATTACTACGGCTTGGCCGTTAACGGTCAAAAATAGCCATTTCATTGCTTTTGTCATTGTTTAAAGTTTTAGTTTTTTTTTCAATTTTGTGTAAAAATTCTTCAGCATCATCTATGCTATAATTCATTAATTCAATACTACTATCGTCTATATTATTTGATAGTCTTGATTTAAAAATTTCTAGGGCAAAATGCTCTAGTTTAGATAGTCCAGGTACTGGAACTATCATACGATGAAAATTGTCTTGTAGTGGTACTACTGGGTACGCTGGTTGTGTTAAATTGTTCATAGGTTTATTTTGTTAAGTAATCAATATGGTGTTGGGCAGATACTAGGGTTAAGTGTTCCGACATATCAAGCGCAACTATGTAGATGCTTTTTTTGTCGTCCACTAAAATAATGTAGTCCAAGTAATAAATTTTACGCATAATTATTTGTTTTTAATTTGAATTTTTTTTAATCTTTCTTTTGCATAACAAAGCATTTTTAATTCTCTAGTAAAATCCATAATACCAGCCCTTTCAACAACTAAATCAGTATAGTAATCAATAGTTTTTATTAGACCTTCTATACTTAATTGCTTTATATGATTTCTATAATCGTGTCTTTTACTCATTATAAAGTTTTTAAGTGTTGATTTAAACTAGCAATATCTTTATTGTACTGGTCAATACTATCTTCTAATATGTTTGCAATTTCATTAGGTAGATGAAACGGCAGCATATCATTAGTTATCCATATCATTTGCTCAACACCAGCTTTACTGGTTGCTGATAATAGGATAGCAACATTACGATAGGGCGTTAGCTGATAAATTTGTTCCAGCGTTTCCCTTTTTCTTACAATTTTTTGGATTTCAAGTAGTACAGCGTTGGTACTACTCAAAGAGTTAAAGTGCATCATTTTTAAAATTTTATAGTCAGTAAAATAGAATAACGATATAAAATAAGGAAACATTATTGATATTACCAATAATATTTATTTATAAAGGTCAAAAAAGTTAAATA